TTTCATATCAGCATTTAAAATCAATTCATAGAGCATTGTTTTCAAATCATATTTGTTGAGAAAAATACTGTCATATTTTTCATCTATTTCTTTTTCTGTAACAATTGCTTTTTTCTCAAGAATAATATCTGCTAGTCGTCCAGAGTCGTAATCGCCTAACCAACGAAATCTCTGAATATTAATCTCTTCATCATTGATTCCAAGTTCTTTAAAAGAGTGCTCTTTGATGAGCATTGTTTTTCTTATAGCTTCTGGAAATGATTCAATATCAAATGTAAAACACACAAACTGTCGAGTTTGTGTGTTAAAAATAGAATATAATTTAAATTCATTCATATATTATTATTTTATTCTGCAACAACTAAACTATATCTTAAATTTTTTACAGGCGACACATAATGTGCAGAATCATACGGAAAGTCTATATATTGACCTGCAAGATCAAAAATCTTTACAAGTTCATGATTACTGTCTTCACAAACAAGGCCATCAACATCTGAACTTGTAAGAGTTAATAGATGAAGTTTTCTAATAGAATATGAGTCACGATGAACAGCAATATAATCACCAGGATCATATTTTTGAATTTGAATAAAGTTATAAAAGTCTTTTAAATCTGAGTCAAAATCAGAGTCTCTAAATATAGCACTAATAAGCTCTTTTGACATGTGACAATTCTTTAGTGTTTTGAAACGACTACAAACATTAGGAATAAGACTTTCGTGTTTGTCACTGCCTTCTCTTGGACGAAATTCATTATCATGCAATTTTACTAAATGCATTATCTCATCAATATTTCTTATAAAATTTGGTATTGCTTTAATCATAATTTTCCCAATGTGTAAATTTACACGGTCCTTCAACTTTATTCAAGTAAATTTTTGGCAAGAGAATCAGGTGTATAAATTTTATCATCACCGCCTTTAGGTATAAGACTTTTCATTTTTTTCTCTATTTTATATACAAAATTTTGTTTACCTTTGCCGTAATAATTATCTAAATCATCTGGATTATCTAATGTTATTTCTTCGTCTGTATTTGAATCTATTATTGTAAATTTGATAGAGGGGTCTTTTGATAATCTTCTATATAAACCAAATCCATCTTTTGTATGAAAAGCAGACGATAGAATAAAAGAAAAGTTCTCAAGAAGATAATTTTTAAAAACATCTGACATATGAAATTCATAAGGAACACCTTTAATCATTTCATATATTTCTATACCTCCATTTTCTAAAACATAAAAATTTATATTTCCTCTTGGAACATCTTCTGAAATAAAAAACATTCTTTTTAATTTCTCCTCATCATATAAATAAACATTTATTTTTGCACCATACATTGTAAAAAAATCTTTTATTTTTTTACAATGTGCTTTATGGTCGTTCCATCTATTTTGAACCGTTGTTATAGGATTGACATAATCTGACCAAGGAGCACTCATCTCCTTTACAAGCATTTTATAAAGTTCTGAAAATTCCATATTAATCAAAGTAAAAATACTTCACTGAAGTAACACCGTCTTTATCGTTAACAATAAGAGCCGTTTGACGTTGACGAGAATTGTATCCAGAGTTATCAGAATGACGACAACCACCTACAAGAGTTGGAAACATAAAGCCTTCAACATTTGTTAATTCATAACTTTCAGAATGGTGCTGATCCGCAGAAAGATAATATTTTCTTTCTACACCAATCATTTGTTCTGGCTTTGCCATGAAAAGATTATTGATATAGTTTTCACGACCTTTACCAGGAGCAGGAAGACGATCTTTTGCTACAGAAGAGTAACCATGTTCCATAAGAAATAAACTATTACCAACATTAAAAGTTACGAAACGCTTGTTTGTTACTTCGAACTTGATTCTCTTGTCACTTTTAAAATAAAGAGAAAGCATTCTTGCTAAGACATAATCACCTAATGCTGAGTGATTTCCACTACATGCTACAACAGATACGTTGTTTGTTGAAGATAAAACTGTTTTTACGAAATTAACAAGAGATTCAAATGCAACTTCAAGTTGTTCTTCTGCAATAGGATGCGCTTCTAGCTTTGTACCCTTGTCAGTAAATCCTGTTAGTGTATGAGACATGTCTCCAAGAAGAAGTAGTTTCACCTCTTTATAGCAACCCTTACGAATTTCTGCTGCTGCTTTTCTAGCATAGTCTTCTACAGTATCCTTTGTCTTTTCAATGTTCCATTCTTTCTTATTATACAAGTAACGTTCGTGTGCTACAAGACCATAATGCCAGTCGCTAAGACCAAGAAGAAGAGTATCTTTACAATCGCGTGGTGTTTGAATTGGACGAGGCGGAACATATGCGGGTGGAGTCCATTTTTGTAAAATCTGCTCAAAAGGATCAAACTGAAGTGTTTTCATTGCACGCCATTTTTCAGCGTCATCTTGTGTTTCTTTCCAGTCACGCTTTTCGAACTTTTGTAAAATATTAAACTTTTTACTTGAAAGAGTATCTTCTACAAGAGATTCTTCATCAGAAGAATTAATAACTTCATCTGTGTATGGAAGAGTGTTATGAGTAATATTCATAACCTTTAATATATGTCGAATAGCATCTACCGGAATTGATATTTTTAATGCGATTTCATCTGCTGTTAATCCACCTGTAATATCACTATATAATTTTACAATTAGGTCAATTGTTGTTTTTGTAAAAACAAGATTTTTTCCGAATTTATCTTCTGTATGAAAGACGTATTTCTGTGTATATTCGTTATAAGTATAGTTTTTATTAGTCTTGAGAGAGTTTGATTTACTCATAGTTTCTAATACTTAATATACACGGAACTGTTTCAACTGTCAAGTTAAATTGTTGCTGGACCTTTTTCTCTATTTAAATCTGGAAACAATCCTCTTGTGTCACCACTAAAATATTGATTGAGCAAACGAAAAACTTCTTTGATTGTTTTCGCATTTACGTCACCGATATTAATATTAAAAGTAGAATTTCCGTGAAGAAGACAGTTTAAAATTATACGTGTCCAATAAACACGTTTACCATTATCTAATTTTTGCGTTTCTGGTAAATTTTTATTAAACTCTGTTATTTTTTGAATAATATTCTTACCTTTAAACTCAGGGGCTTCTGTCCATTTAGATGAAACGCCTTCATATTTGTCCATTGCCCATTCAATAAACCCTAAAACAGGAAGCATGTTTTTAGTTTTTTCAAAATAATCAGAAATCATTTCAAAAGGAATTTCTGATCCTTTAATTTTTAATTTTAACTTATAAACATCTTTAGAACTTGGATTAAAATAAATTGCACGAATAGCAAGTTTAGCGAGTTCAATTTCTTCTGGAATCGCTTCTGGTTCTGTTTCTTGAGGCATGACTTCGTTTTCTAATCCTTGTTCTTCGGGCGGAGCACCGCCTTCTGCGCCTTCTGGTGGTGGAGGAGCGTCTGTTTCTTCTTGTTCAAAGAGAATGCGATGAATATAACTTTCGAATTGAGATTTCATATTATAGATTATTCCCTAGGCCAGATATAAATTTACTCAATTCTTGATCTGAATTTATTGATTTTAAAAATTGATCCTTTTTAACTGGATCTGCTTTTGGATCAAACATAACTGAAGTGTATTGAGTTTTCAATGCATTTGCATTATTAGGATCTTTCAACCAATTTCCCCACTGTCCTTTCATTTTCTGATCATTTAAAACAGAATCTAAATCTACATTTACTTGAATTTTACCGTTATTAGACATATTAGGTTTTGAAGATGTAGAGGATGTGGAATTAGGCTGTGTAGTTGTAGTAGGTTTATTTGGTTGAGTTACATTCTGAGGTGTATTAGACTGTCCACTCCGATTTGTTAATGGTCCTGTGTTTAATTCTTTTAAAATTTTGTAAATGTATCCGTCAAATTTATTCATATATATATATATATATTTACTCCTGAGAAACTAAATTGTAGTTGATCACTATCTGAATTTATTCTTTTATAAGATTTATATTCTTTTTTCTTGACTTCATCAATGTAGCAGGTTAAAGTAATATAGACATAAAAAATCTTTCTGATACGCAAGGGGATCAGAAGGCACTCAGCTTTTAAGAGGTTTGTAGATTTTCCTCATAAAAATTAAAAGCTGAACTCAACTCGACTCTATACCAGCACTCAATTCCTATGAGAACTAATATATAGTGAGTAAAGTGTTATTATAACTTGGGAACATTTAAAAGATTATCATAGTCTTAGCTCCCAAGGGAATAATAATGCACTTTACTCACTCTCTCTACCCAGCAACCAATCCCTAATAAAACTGTATTAAATTATATAAAACTGTATTAAATTATATAAAACTGTATTAAATTATATAAACTGTATTAAAATTTATGGATAAAAAAATAAAAAATTATAAAACACAAGAGTTAGAATATAGAGAAAAATTATTAAAAAAGATTATAGAAAGTGGTTTTGATGTTCGCGAAAATGTTTGTAATGTTAATGATAAGTCTGTTTCAGATTTAGTAGTTTTTAAAGGAAAGGATATTGTTCTTATTTTAGAAACTAAAATTACAGAAAATAAAACACTTTTATACGGTAAAATTAACTCGCAAATTAAAAAATATCAAGAATACGGTTTGCCTATTTTAATCTGTAATCCACTTATAGAAAACAATTTTATTTTAAAAATTATTAAAAAAGCTGTTAATAAAACGTGTTTATCTAATAAAGATAAACGCTATAAAAACATGAAAATAATTTATTAATTTAATAACTATAAAGTTTTTTGTTATTTCTTGATTTATATACAACACTAAAATTAGTAAATTTATGGTATTATTACTTGGTAAAAATGGATATGTAGCTCGTCGTTTTATTGATTTTTTCGAATATAAAAAAATCAAATATAAAAGCGTTTCTTTAAAAGAAGATTCTCCTTATAAACTCTCAGAAATTTTAAAAGAGACAAAACCTAGATTTGTTATAAATGCTATGGGTTATACAGGAGTTCCGAATATAGAATTTTGTGAAAAAGAAAAAGAAGCTTGTCTTTATGGAAATGTAATATTAGCAGAAATTGTTGCTGATGAATGTCGTAAAGCTAATGTTCCTCTTGGTTTTATTAGCAGTGGATGCATTTATAACAAAGATAAAATTGAGTGGTGGAAAATTTTTAAAGAACGTGATTGGCCAAACTTTTCATTTTATAATCAAACAGATAAATGCTCATGGTATAGTGGAACAAAAGCCCTTGGCGAAAACATTGTTTTAAAAAGTTGGGACAGATCACGTATATTTCGATTGAGAATGCCATTTAATCACATAGACGAATCTAAAAATTATCTATCAAAAATATTTAACTATGATAAAATTTTAAGTGCAGAAAATTCACTCTCAAATTTAGATGAGTTTGTTCGTGCAGTTTATCAAGGTATGAATGCAGAAACACCTTATGGAATTTATAACATTGTTAATCATGGATCAATCTCTGCAAAAAATATTCACATTCTTGCTAAAAGTTATAATTTAGGAAAAGAAAGTTATCAATATTTTGAAAATTTAAATGAGTTTTATCAAAATGTAAAAACACCGCGCAGCAATTGTGTTTTAGACACTAGTAAAATAAAAACCGAAGGTATTTATATGCTTCCGATTGAAGAGAGTTTAGAAAGATGTTTTAAATCATGGAATCAAACAGATGCAAAAATATTCTGGTAACAAGTAAATTTGGTTTTCAGATTTAAACTATTAAAACATTATGAATATATTATGTTATCTATTAAGTTGTATGATCTTTTCTTTAGGTGCAACTAGTTTTATTTTTAGTGATTTAGGAACTGATCCTCTTGATGTATTTTGTTTAGGAATTCAAAATCATTTTGATATAAAAATCGGAACTATACAATCATTTTTTGCATTGTTCTGCTTATTAATTTATAGTTTTTTAAATAAATGGAAAATTCCACCACTATCAACCGGTATTACATCTATTATTTGTGGATATATGATTGATTTTTTTAGATTGTCACTAGATTATTTTAAAGATTTTAATAGTTATGTTCTTTTATTTTTTGGTTGCGCTTTTTGTTTACAAGGTAGTGCAGGAATAATATTAAGCGGAATAGGAATAAGAGCAATGGATTTAGTTGCATTATCTTTGGAAGAAATTACTAAAAAACCTTTTTGGTTATATAAAGGCATTGCAGAAGTAATTTTACTTTTTACTGGTTGGATTTTAGGTGGTCCAGTAGGAATAGGAACAGTGTTATTTTTATTAACAGTTGGTTGGTTGATTCAACCTGTTATAAATTTAAATAAGAAACTATTTAACATTTAAAAGCTTTTTAATAATAGTGTAAATTGTTTTATAAAACCATTTTTTATTTTTTTCGTATATATAAAAAAATTCAGGATAAGTTGAAATATCGGCTACGATAGCATTTACTAAAGGTTTTAGTTTACGGCTTTCATACAGGTTCTTTATATATTTATTATACATCAATAGAGAAGTAACCCATTCGTTTAAGCGTGCATTCATTTCTGATGTAGAATTAATATATCCATAGTAATCTACTGAAGGATCAACTTTAGAATGTGTATACTGATACACGTTTGTTACCAAGTCTTCGTATGCATGTGACAATTCATGGCGAACAGTTTCTTCAAATTTAGCAGGAAATTTCTTTCTAATATATTGTAAAGATTCTGATGAATCGTCACCGTATATAGTTTTAATCGCTACATCAATGGTTTTTGTAGCAGGATCATATTGACCAAATGCAGTAAGATCGCTTGGTATAACCGATTCTATTTTAATCAGAATTTTAACATTTTTATTTAGATTTATCCAAAAAGTATCACCTAATTTTAATTCTTTTATATTATCAAATTGTTTTTTAAGTTGGTTTGTCATTTTTACAAGTTTTGCGGAAATATCAGCAAAATATTGTCTTTCCAAAAACAATTGAAAATATTTTTTATATGAATGCATTATATATATTTATCAGGATTCTCAATCTTCGTCATTGCAGACAACGGTATCAGTCCCATATATTGTAATTGATTGGTCCATTCTAAAGATTTTTCTGGAGGAACTTGTTCCCAACTTTTATATGATGTTTTATTTTGTTTAAGATAATCTACTAATTCATAATCATCTGGATAAAATAAATCATAATTTAATTTTCTAGTATCTATATGTATTAGAATACTTTTTTCATTATTATAAAATCTATGATAATCAGCAGAACAATATGGACTATCAGATAAATATATTCCTTTTTTACCAGAAATTCCTGATTTGTTAAATTTTATATCTAAACCTCCACTTTTTTTAATATCTGGTATATTTTTTACAGATGTGCAGTGATATAATGTTCGAGGAATTGAATTGTTTAATTCCTCAAAAAACTGTTTAAAACTCTTCATATTAATATTTACTAAATAAAGTATGTGAAAAATATTGTTCTTATTTTACTTTTTTATAAAAGTACTAGAGTATAATTTAGCTTGATCTAACATCATTTATAGTGTATAGTAGTCTATGGAAAAAATTACCTTAAACGAAGATCAAAAACTTGTTTTAGAAAAATTAAAAGACTTTATCGAATCTGATAAACAACATATGCTTCTTATGGAAGGTGCAGCAGGATGTCTTGGGGCAGACACACAGTTAGTTTATAAAAGAGGAAAAAGACGAAACGGGAAACCTTTAACAATTAAAGAATTGTATGAGAAATTTCATCAAATTGCTAAAAAGCAGAGTTGGAGGTTAGAGGGTATACCAACCTATTTAAAGTCTTTCAATCCTGAAACAGGAGAAATCGTATACAATGTAATGACTGATATATGGATGTCAGGGGTAAAAGATTTGTTTTTATTAAAAACTGAAACAGGAAAAGAACTAAAACTAACTATGTCGCATCCTGTATTAACTCCTAGTGGATTTAAAAAATTAGAAGAATTACAAACAGGAGATGAGATCATTGTTCAAGGAACAATGAGAACTAATAAAGAAAATTCAAATTTAATATATTTAAATAATGAAGCTGTTGTTCATCATATAGACTATAATCCACTTAATAATAACCTAGATAATTTACAGGTTATGTCTAAAACCGAACACGACACTTTACATGGTAGAGAATATATTTGGAATAAAGAATATACTGAAATTGATAAAATTTCTTCTATAGATTTTTTTAACACAGAAGAAACATACGATATTTCGATGAAATCACCATTAAATAATTATGTTCTTAAAAACGGTATTATCGTTCATAATTCTGGCAAAACAACAACAGTTACTAAATTTATAGAATGGCTATTAGAAGAAACTAACATTGCAAAAATTGCAATGGCAAGTCCAACACACAAAGCATTAAAAATAATGACAGAAATGTGTCCAAATAAATATAAAGGAAGCATTGTTTTTTCAACACTACACTCTATGCTTGGACTAAAGCATGAGATTACTAAAGACGGTAAAGAAATTTTTGTTCGTGATAAAAACGTCATGACAAAATTTCCTTTTTATGAACTTGTTATTATTGATGAGAGCAGCATGATTGCTGACCAACTCTTTAATGAAATGGAAGATCAAAACTATCGTAAAATTAAAGTTCTTTTTGTTGGCGATAGTAACCAGATTAATCCAGTAAATCATAAAATGAGCATTCCAATGCTGGAAGAAAAAAGAAAAGAATATAATATTGGACACTGCCGTCTTGATAAAATTGTTCGACAAGCAGAAGGCAATCCGATTATTGCATATTCTCAGAAAATTATCAACAGTACATTTTCTTTCGCACCAGGAGAAAAAGAAATGGTTGGAGATAGTGGTGTTGTTATGCTTTCTGAAAGTCAGAATAAAATTCTTCAACAATTATTACAATATTACTTTGGAAGTTCCAAATTTGATGAAGATGCAAACTATTGTAAAGTTATTGCATGGCGAAATACTACAGTTGACTTTTACAACAAAATTGTTCGTAATTTCAAATATGGTGCAAAAGCAGGAAAGATTGTATTAGACGAGAAGCTAATTGCTGACAGACCAATTAAAAATGATGATTATAAAGTTTCTTTTTCTACAAACGAAGATTTAGTGGTAAAGAATATTGAAATTAAAGAGAAAAAACTTTTTGATAACAACAGTTGGGTTTATTATGATTGCCTTGTTCAAGGCATGGACAAAACTGACAATATTCATATTCTTCATGAGAAAGAAGAAAAGCGTTACAATGACACTCTTCGCAAGCTTTCTAAAGAAGCAGTAGACGAAAAAGAAATATCATCTCGTCTTAAAAAGTGGAGAAAGTATTATTCATTTATGGAAAACTTTGCACAGGTGAAATATAATTACGCTATAACATGTCATAATAGTCAAGGCAGCACATACGAAAATTGTTTTGTAATTCAAAGTGATATTGATATGAACCGAAACGAAGAAGAAAAAAGACGTATTCTTTATACAGCATTTACAAGACCAAGAAAAATGTTGTATATTTTGTAAAAATACTTGAAAAGATAAAGAAATATATATAGATACTTTTGTATGACATTAAAAACTTATTATATAGGATTCTTTCAATATGATGATGCGAAAATTTGGAATAAAACAAATTTGAACGAAGATAAAAAAGAACTAGAAGATTATCTCAATAATCTACAATATGTTGATAAGCGTTCTATCAACATCAAAACTATTGAACTACCTGAGTAAATGAAAGAATATATATTAGAAAAACTCAAAGATTATTATAAAGATAATTACAATGTAGCAGATTGGAGTGAGATTAAATCTACTATTAACGATTATTGAAATAGAACTGATATGCAATTTAACAAACAATATTGGATAGAACAATTAACAAAAGAAGTTGGTTTAGAAGGAGTATCTTATGAAGAACTCTCAAACCATTTTGTAAACTTTGACTCTTTCTTTGGAACAGATGAAGATTCTCCTACATCCAAGGTTAATGCTAAGGATTATGTGAATCGTCAGTTAAGAGAAATTGAAAAGCAATACGAAGAATTCGCACTTTTTGAAAATTCTGAGGTTGCTCAAGAATCATTAACACTAGATTTTGACGAAGATAATATTTTTAATAGACTTGGAAATATTTCTAATGAAAATTTCGATGAAGTTCCAGTTGATAATCTTCATCAGAATAGCAAAGTTTTTTACGATAACATTCCTCTTTTAGTTCCTATTCAGCAAAATATTGAACGCTCAGACATTAGATATTATGATGTTCAAATTGAAAGTAGAATTTTTACAGTTGCTATAAATAAGAAAAATAGTGACTTGAAAACAGAAGACCAAATTAATCACATTAAATCTACAAGTTATTTTATCGAAGAACGTAATCCTGTATCATTTATTGGAGGTGAAAATATTATTTCATATTTTCAATTCTCTAACCTTGTAGAAGAAATTGCTCGTAGAAAAGGAACTGTGTCAGTAAATATTAAAATTCAAGATAACGTTAAAACTAAATTCGATGGAGTGAAATTAGATAATTTCGAATGATTACAAATTTCGAATTTAAAACAGGATTTGTAATGGGATACGACCATTTAAAAGGTCGAGCATTCGAATTCAATAATAATCTGAATGTGTTGTTCGGTAATGTAGGTTCTTGCAAATCTACTGCACTAAAAACAATGGCAGGATATTGTGGAATTCGTACAGGTGGTTGGAGTTCTATTTCAGAACCATCTTCTCTTGCATATGATAATATTAAGCATTTTCCATATTGCTATCGTAACATAACACCGTCTAACATTGATGCCTTTGTTGAGTGGGATGGTTCTCCGACGTTTTACAACGATTCTGAGGCACTTTCAAAGACCGACAATACTTGGTTCTTCTCTAACGCTAAACAAAGCGCAGACGGCATTACAACAGAAGCAGAGCAAATGGAAATTCTTGCAAGCAAACCTTCTTCTGGTCAATATCGAATTCATAAGATTAACAAGATTATGAAAGTGATTCAAAGTCCACCAAGTCTTTTAGAAGTTCCGCCTTATATCAATAACAAAGCTCTTGCACAAACAGAAGTAGAATATATTAAAAGCTTGCCAAGAAATGGTAAGATTACTCTTCTTCTTGATGAACCTGAAAAAGCACTTTCTATTCCTAAGCAAATTGAATTGTTTGATGTTTTAATAAAACTATCAGAAAACTTTCAAATAATTATGGCAACCCACTCACCATTTATTTTAGAGTATAAAAAAGTAAATCTTATAGATTTTACTCCTGGCTATGCTGCGGAATGTAGAAAGTTAATAAAAAAAATTGGCAAAGGTAAGTAATATATTATGCCAAAAGATCTTGAAAATAAATTAAAAAAACAAGCCAAGAAGAAAGGTCTTGGCGAAAAAAGAACAGACGCTTATGTTTATGGAACAATGCGTAAAACAGGCTGGACTCCTTCTACCCAAAAGAAAGGTAAGAAGAAGTAATTAACAAACCTTTTTCGACAAATTACAAAATAAATCTTTTAAAGAGTTTTCATCAAGAAAACTCTTTAATTTTTTAGGGTCTACTGGTGTTTTATTTTTCAGCAATAAAACTTCATCAATAACACTACCTTCTAAATCGTTAACTAAAGAATGATTTGGAATATCTGCTTTATTCTTTAAAAAGAATAAACGATTAGTAACTATTTTTAGTTTCTTGCATATTTTATTAAGAAAAGTTGATAATTTTTGATGGTTATAATATTTGAATAACTCATGAGTTTCAGTGAAAACGTTGTCGTGAAAAAATAACAAATCTTTATCGCTTGTTATTTTTTCACCAAATCGTTTAACAAACAGATAAAAAATTATTTTCTTAGCATTACGGTCTAATTTAGATAAAAGTTTATATTCGTATAAACAATCTACTATTTCTTTTTCGATAAGAAATAAGAACTTGTCTATGTTTTCAAAACTGTATAGCATAAGATACTATATCCTATTCTGTGGGACATTTCCACTTAAATAAAGATTTTGTAATTTCGTTGTATTTTTCTTTGAGATGTGCAGGACATTTCCCGATTCTTATATGAACTATTCCGTTGTGATATAATTCATCGAATAAAACAGAATGTCGTAACTGTTCTAATGTCTCCATATAAGACATCGCCCATTTTGATTCACATACATGTAAAATAACTCTTTTAAAATTTTCTGGTCCATGAATTTTTATTTCGTTCTGTAAATCCTTAGATGAACCAAAGTATTTTTTCCAATCTGATTCTTTTTGAACTTTTCTTTTTCGAGTCTTTCCTTTGAGCGGTTTTAATTTAATATTAGACCAAAACTGCTTTTTTCCTATGTAAAATCTCTTTTCCCCAGGCAGTGCATTAATTCTCTCGATACGATAAACGTAGCCGAACCACTCACTAATATCTTCTGGAATATTTTCCCAAGAGTTTTCATTCATGTTTTTATTTAGCGTGACTTTTTACGTTTTCTACGCTTTCTAGTTTTAACTTTTCCCCTACGAGAATACATTCCCATTACAAAAGGGGTTCGTGGATCTTCTGTAGGATATGGACCATCAGCGCCTAACACTCCTGCATCAGTCATTTCTTCTTTAAGAATATTTGGTGGGCGGTACATGTATCCGTTTGTTGTATGAACAAACCCAAATCGGGAATACAAAGACATTAAACGGTTTTGATCTTTTTCAAATTCTTCTTCCTTTTTCTTATTTAATTTTTCTCGACTTGTTATAGTGTTTTCATAGTCACTCTCTATTCTCGCCTTAGTATTATATGGATATGCTTGACCGAAAATATATAGCTTTTTACGATCTGCAATTTTTAATAATTTTTTAAATTGTTGAAAATCTTTTAAATCCCAATCATCTAAATATATACCGTTTTTTAAATCATCTTCTGAAATGTTTGGATAGTATTTCCATTCAGTAGGCAACAACCCTTTTCTTTGTATGGTCATTTTTTCAAGAAAAATTTTTACTAATTTATCAAAATCTTTAGTCATTTTATAGTATTTACTTGATTTCTATATATGTATATAGTATTTTTAAAATATGAATGAAAAAGAACCAATGGATTTATTAGAAACTTACTCTAAAGAGATAGAAATGGATACAAGCATTGATATTACAAATATCATGGAAAAGCAACTATCATCTCCTAATGTTAAGCATAAATGGCTTTTTCGACTAATGAGAGCTAAAAAACATCTTATTGATTTGGTAGAACTTAAAGATAGTTTTGTTAATAATGTAATGAACAAGGATAATCCTTTAAAATTAAGTAAAGCAGTTATATCTAACAAACTTGAAACACAAGGAGATTATAAAGAAATACAAAAGAAAATTCGTGAACAAGAAATTCTTGTAGAATATCTTGATAGCAGCGTGAATAAAATTTTTAGTCAAATGGGATTTGATTTTAAAAATCTTGTTGAGTTGATGAAAATGGAGCAATTATAAGTGGTTGAACATATTAATGTAACTTATGATAAAAAAAGTGGATATTTAAAATGTTCGCCTAACATCTTTAAGTTAATAAGAGAAAAGTTCTCTATAAAGAACCCATCATATCAATCTAGAAAGTTTGTACCTAGATTGTATGCTATTACGCCCGCAGGTGCATTTCAGGTAGGATTATGGAACGAGATTGAGAACTATCTTCGTTCTCTTAATCTTCAATTAAAAATAGAACTCACCGAAGAGTTTAAAAATCAGTTTAAGCCATCTACAGGAATTAATCAAATTTCTAAGATTAGTAATTTTGATTATTATGATTACCAAGAAGATTCTTTAAAGGAATTTATTAGTAACGGACGAGGCATTTCATTGATTAGTACAGGAGGAGGAAAGAGTTTAATTTTAGGAGGATTATGTAAAACTTTCTTAGATCACTATCCACATTATAAAATTCTTATAATAGTTCCTAACGTTTCACTACTAAATCAACTTTACTACTCATTTTTAAATGAATTTGGAATAGATTGTATAACTCGATGGGGTGATAGTAATCTTCCTGACTTTTCACAAAATATATTAATTGCTAATTCTCAAATATTAACAAGTGATGAAAAATATACACTGTCAGTTGTTAAAGATTTTAATGTTGTGATTGTTGATGAAGTTCATACAATCAATGAAAAGAAAAACAAAATTAGTAAAATTATCCATAACATAAACACATCTTTTAGATATGGTTTAACAGGAACTTTACCAGATTCTTTGTTGGCAGGTTGGAATGTTATTGGTAAGATTGGTCCTATTCTTTATGAGAAAAATTCTTACGAACTACGTAAGCAGCAAACTATTACAGATGTTGAAGTAAAGGTTATACTATGTCAACATCAGAGAATGCCAGTTTTTCAAAGAGGTCCAAATCCTACAGACAAATATAATGCAGAATTTGATTATGTTATTAACTATTCACCAAGAAACAAAGTTATTAAAAAGATCTCTGATAAGCTATCAGGCAATGTTCTTATAGTGGTTGACCGATTAGATTATATTTCTGAATTAAGTAAACTTTTTAATGGTGGAGAAAAGAAAATATTTATCATTACAGGCGATACACCAACGGACGAAAGAACCGAAATACAAAATACAATGGATCGCGAGAGCGGCATAATTTGTATTGCAATGAGTAAATGCTTTTCAACAGGTATTTCCATTAAGAATTTACATTATGCAATTTTTACATACATGGGAAAAGGTGGTGTAAAAACAGTTCAAACTATTGGTCGTACTGTTCGTAAACACGAAAGCAAAAACAAAGCTGTGATTTTTGACATAGCTGATAATTTAGAATACTCACTTTCTCACTTAAGAGAAAGAATTAAAATATATAAAAATCAAAAAATTGATTATTCTATTACAAAAATAACTATTTAACATGTGGAATACTGAAACTGATAATGAAAGCGAAATTGAAGAAGAATATAATGAACTTGATGTTCTTGATGAAAAGCCTCGTAGAAGAATAAGACGAACAAAGGCTGAAAAAGAAACCGATGAATATGTTTCTAAAGAAGAGATGTGGAATGAACTATTCAATTACTATACTTCTCTAAAAGAAGAATATGATTGGGAAACGCAGAAACTTCTTAAAAAAGAATCTTATCCTAAAATATCAAATCGCTTAACAACTATTATTAGTGACATTGCTACAAAAATGGGATACCGTGGAAACTTTTGTTCTTATTCTTGGATTGATGAAATGATTGGTGATGCCACATTAAAAATGGTTAAAGCAATTCGCGACTGCTCATTTAAGTGTTACACTATTGCTGAAATCATTTCTAGAACAGAAGATAATGGAACTATTTTTATTAGCTTTATAGACAAGAAAGGAGAAGCACAGAAAAAGCAACTAGAAGACACTGATTTCTTTTTCTCTGAAGATAATAAAGATTATATAAAGTTTAAAGCAAACCCGTTTGGATATTTCTCTCGAATAACAAGTCATTCTTATCTTAATCGTATTAAAAAAGAAAAACTACTTGAGGAGACAAAGAGATGTTTTCAAACTGAGACTTGGGAAAAATTATATGCTGATGAAAACTTTCGTAATGTGCGTCGTCCAAAATATGTTGAAAATGACGAGAACGATGTTATATTTGAGGAGTGAATATATATCTCCTTGATTTGGATAAAGTATCAAATAGCTTTTACGGAGAATTGAAAAGCATATCAGATACTAATGCTAAATGGTGCTTTGAGAAAAAAAATGATTTTATAACTATTTTGGAAAAATATAAAATTCCAAAAATTAATTATATGCCATTAGAAAAATGGAAATGTTCATACTGCAAAACTTTTAATAATAAAGACCACCAATCATGTTATGGTTGTGGGGCACTGGCTGAAAAATAAAGTTAAAAAAAGAAGATGGAATTACGAAATTAATTGACTTAGTGTGACATAAACTTTATAATCCTAATATGAAAAATAATCTTGTCTTGTGTGTTGGCGACCTTCATCTTGGAGTTAATAAGAACAATCCTTTGTTCTTTAAAACAGCACTACGTTATGCAGATTGGTTAGTTGCAATTTGTCAAAAGAAAAACATAAATACTATTGTTCAGCTTGGTGATATTTTTCACAACAGAGAGATGATTCATCTGCCTGTTATAAATTGTGCAAGTGAGTTCTTTAATAAATTAAAAGATTACAAATTACATATTGTAACGGGCAATCACGATGCACTCTATAATAACAATAGCGAAGTAAATTCATTAAAACTTTTAAACGAATGGCCGAATATCACTATTCATGAAAAAGTATCAACAATAGATGATATTTGTTTTTGTGGCTGGGGAACAAAACTAGAAGATATTCCTAATTGTAAAATAATTTTTGGACACTTTGATATTAAAGGTTTTGAAATGAGTGCATTTAAAATCAGTGAACACGGTTTCACTGCATCAGACCTTATGAGTCGTTGTAGGCTTCTTATGAGTGGGCATTACCATAAGCCACAGGTTCGTTTCTACGACAAGAAACCTCTTGTTTATACTGGTAGTGCATATCAGCTTAATTGGGGCGAGAGTGGCGAAGATAAATATGCATATATCTTAAACACTGAAACCTTGGAATATAAACCTGTAGAAAATAAGATTAGTCCTCGTTTCCAATATATTCGTAAACCAGAAGACTATGATAAGGTAAAGAATAATTTTGTTTCTGTAGAGGTTGAAAATGTAGAAG